AAGGTGGACTAGACAGTATTGAACAACAAAACCTTGACATACAAAAAAAATCCGTAGAAAATAAAAAAATGATGGAAGAAAAAGAATTAGCTCTAAAAGAAAAACAAATTGATATAGATGCGATGGTTGAAGCAGCTAAAATTGAAGAAGGCAAAAAAGAAAAAAACGACAGCCTTACTGCAAAGGTGGTCATGGATCTTTTAAAATTAGTTGACAAACAAAAGTTTCAAGAAGGAGGAACTGTACAACAACCACCGCCAACTAACTTTTTTAAACCTAATGTCGTTGCAGCTGAAGAGTTTAAACAGGCAGCAAACTTAGCTGTTCAAAAACCAATGACGCAACCAGTAATTCCACCTACGACTAACATTGCCGGAATGGGAACTGAAACGCAAGATATAATTAAAACAGTCACCCCTCCGGTTGATAATGAAGTTATAACACCTCCCAGTGAGGAAACACTTAAACTAGTAGATATTCAACAGAACCTTAATAAAGGTTTTGATCAAAGTAAGAAAGAGAGAGAGTTTATGGAACGATTAATAAGTGATCAAGGTAAGTTTACCTTTGAACAAGAAGTAGGACCAGGCAGTGAAAAGTTACATCATCCAACAAAAACAAGTGGAGTAACTGTGGGTGCTGGATATGATATGAAAGAAAAAAGTCCTGATCAAATTATTAGTGAGTTAACAAGTGTTGGTATTGATGAGAATATTGCTAGTCGTTTAGCTGGTGCTGCTGGACTTAGCGGAAAAGAAGCAACGAAATTTGTTAAAGATAATCCAGACATTGCTTTAACTACGGATCAACAAAAACAATTATTTGGATTAAGTTTTAGTCAAGCTTTGAAAAGAACGGACAGAGACTTACAAACAATGGGTTACGATCCAAATCAATTATCAGACAGAAAATTAAATTTACTTGCTGATTACACTTATAATGTCGGATCAATTACAAAATTTCCTAAGTTTGTAAAAGCTTTAGTTGAAAATGATTTTGATACAGCTGCAAAAGAATTTGAAAGAAAATCAGGTAATGTCAAACTTGGTCGCCGTAACAAAGCTTCAGAACAAGAGTTAGCAGCAATAAAAGATGAAGAAACAACCACAACGTGATGAATGACATAACAGATCACGGCATTGTTCTTCCAGACCCTGCCGTTAGTTTTGACGACGAAGGTTACGAGCCAAGTAAAAATGATCATCCAGCGATATATGATGCTTTACTAAGAGCAATACAAAACTTAGATATAAATTTTTTTTCTCTATCAATTAATAATTTATATAGTCAATTAACACCTACACCTATTTTAAAAAATCAACTTCAAGCTGCCTTAACAGGTTTTTCTTTAAAATTAAAATCTCAAAATATTAAATATAAAGGACCAAAAGGTTTTGACGAGTTAGGATATTACAGCACTATTATCGACACAGATCCTCTGGTTGATTGTTTAGAAAAAGAAATAGTTGATCTTAAATCTATTGAACCAGTTAGAGATTCAAGAATTCAAGACAAAATATTAAGACTACCAAACCACCACACAATTTATAATAAATTAAATGATATCTATAAAAAACTAGATATATTATCTGAACCTTATTCTATAACTGATATAAATTTACACATCAGTGATAAGGATGATACATTTAATGAATACTTCCAAACAGATCAAAAACATAAATCTAAAAACGATTTATATACATTACACATTGATCCAAAGTATAGTTACATTAAAGCGATGATTTATCTTAACCCAGTGAAGCGGGGTAATGGGCCGTTTGCCTATATACCCGAAAGTCATAGATGGAAGTTTGATGATGTAGAAATGTTATTTTGTAAAAGCAATCAACTTTCTAATACTCTTTCAACAGTTGAGGAGAGAGCTTCAAACGCACAACTACCATTGTGGGCACGGAAGAATTCATACTTTTCTAGACAGTTTAAAAATAATTCAGGTATGTCAGATCATCTATATAAAAAATTAAAACACTTTACATCTGATGAAAGTAATTTTATATTGTTTGAACCGAACTTTGGTTGGCACAGAGGTACACATGTTGATACTGGAGAACGGATTGCACTGCAAGTAATTATGAAACCATGTTAGAACTGTTATCGAAAGAAGTATTACAACGACGAGTTTTCAATCCTTATTATTATGATCTTCACGTAAAAGAATTTATGTTAGGACAGACTAAAGATCACATTGATTCTGAAGGGACTGTGCTAGATATTGGTGCAGCAGTCGGTCAATACAGTAAATTTTTTGCACTAAACTCTGGACACGTCTATGCTTATGAAGCTGTTCCTCCAGTGTACGAACAATTATGCAAAATTAAAAACGATCATTTAAATTTCAGCGCATACAATATTGCAATATCTGATAAAGTTGGAAAAGATAAATTTTATGTAGACGGTCAACGATTATCTAATTCATCTTTTCAAAATTTAGTGGATGGTTTTCCAATAGATGTAGAAGTTTCGACAATTGACAAGCAACATGAAAATTCAAATAATATTTGTTTTATTAAAATAGATACTGAAGGAACTGAGCTTGATGTTTTGAACGGAGCTAAAAAAACTATAGACAAGCATGATCCACATCTAATGATTGAAATATATCCAAAGTTTAATAAGTATCCGGTTGATACAACTTTTAAATTCTGTTTTGATCGTGGATACACTTGTTTCTATAACCATAGAGGTCAAGGATTAAAACCTGTAAAAGATATTGAGCATGGGGTAAAGATAGCTTTAACTATGCCAGAGATAACTGATGGAGACTTTTTGTTTTTAAATGGCAATAGAGCTTAAAAATAGTGTATTTATACATGTCCCTAAAACTGGAGGACGTTGGATAAAACAAATGTTGTTAACATATGTTAAACAATCTAGACCTGTGGGTGATGCCGTATATGATTCACATAACACTCCAGATGTTAGAGTTAAACAACCCTTTGCTTTTCTTAGACATCCCATGACATTTGTGCATAGTCTATTTCATCATCGTGCTAGAAAAAAGTCTAACACTAGAGGTCATCAGTGGAATTGGCAAGATGATTTAAGATTAGAAAAAGAATGTAAAGCTGAAGATTACGAAACATTTCTAACCAAGGTGATAAACAATAAAAATGTTGTTAGAGACTACTACGATCATTACACACTTAATCATTATCACAATATAGACTTTGGTTATATGGAACGATTGTGTGAAGACTTGATTATGCTTATAGATGGATACAAAGAACACTTTGATGAGCCTGCAATACGCATGCATAAAAAATTAATTGTTGGTGGCCGAGATGCAAGCGGCCCGATAACTGTACAAGAGGCGATGATTAAACAAGAATACTTAGATGCTATGTATGAGTCAGAAAAAGAATTGTTTGAAAGGCATCCTATATGGACCCCGTAATAGATTATTTACGAAAACAATTAATACAAAAGAAAGAGGATTTGTCTAATGTTGTTTCAAGTGGATCATCAACAGATTATCCAGAATATAAATATCAAGTTGGTATTATTGAAGGCTTGACCATTGCTCTTGAAGAACTTAAATTAGCAGAGAAGAATATACATAATGAAGGAGAAGACGAAGAATGAAAGCAGCAGGACTAGCAACAACCATAGCAGGTAATGATGATTGGATTACAGACAAAGAGTCGGCGGATCCGAAAGTATTACCACATTTACCCGGCTATCATATTTTAATTAGACCAGTAGCTATTAGAGAAAAAACAAAAGGAGGTATCTTGCTTCCTGATAAATTTAAAGACGATGCTAAATATTTAACCACCCTTGGTCGTGTGTTAAAAGTTGGTGAGTTAGCCTATGCTGATCACAATAAATTTAAAGGACGAGCATGGTGTAAACCTGGTGACTATGTTGTTTATGGTAAATATCAAGGCGATAAGTTTTTTTATAAAGGTATTAGAATGTTGTTGTTGTTTGATGATCAAATACTTATGGTTGTCCCAGACCCAGCAGATCTTGATCCCAACTATTTGGATATAAAGAAGTAATACTATATAATTAGCTTATTGACGTAATCGTAACTCGTAACTGCGGAGAAAACATGAACGAAGAAAACAAAACACAAGACGACGGCTACCAAGAAATAGACGTTTCAAAACCCCAAAAAGAAGAACCAGAAAAAGACTATGAGATTGTAGAGGAGACTGAACAACCAAAAGTCGAAACTAAAAAAGAAGAGACAGCTAAGGAGTCTAAAGAACCAGAAGAATTAGATGGTATCAACACTGCTGGTGCTGAAAAAAGAATTAGGCAGCTAATTAAACAGCGTAAAGAAAGAGAAGAACAACTCGAAGCGCAGCAACAACAAATTGCTGAGTTACAAGCACAACTTCAAAACTCAACAGAAAAAGTACAAGAGACAGAACAAGCTAGTTTAGTTAGTTATGAAAATCAAGTTAAAGAAAAACTTAAACTTGCTGAAGAGGGTTACAAGAATGCTTATGACTCTGGTGATAAAGATAAACTTCTTGAAGCTCAAAAGGCCATTGCCGATGCAACTACAGAGCTTAGAATGGTTGAAGCTAAAAGATTTTACATGGCAGATCAGGCTAAAAAAACTGAGCCTCAACAAAAAAATGGTGAAGATAAAGAAGTTAAACAAGAGGCACAACCACAGCCTCAACGACCTAAATTACATAAATTAGCTAGAGAGTGGATATCAGATAATAGTGAGTGGTATAATAAGGATAGAATACTAACTCAAGCAGCTCACGTGGTTAATGAAGATTTATTACAAGAGGGCTTTGATCCAGAGACAGAAGAGTTTTATACTGAGATAAGTAAAAGGCTAAAGAA